TGGTGTCGGGTGGCTTGAGAACAGTCAAAGTATGTATAGTGTTTTTACATATTACCAAATTATGAAAGCGCTTGATGTATTTACTCGGGAGCAATTAATTTATATATTAAATTATAGGTAAATAAAATATAATTTATTAATAAATGTATCAACAAGCAGGAGTTCCACCATTAGGAGCATTAGCTTATAAACAATTGCGGTTAATGTTAAGGAATAACCAAATTACTCCGGCCGAATTTGAGATTTATAATCAGTACGTTCCCTTACAAGAGACGGCTTATTATAACCACTATGCTTCTGTACCTATTGAAAAATTAAAGGCATATCGTAATCGTTGTAATAATTTACAGAACTTAAATAAATCACAGTTAATTCAGTGTGTCTTAAGAAAATACCCCGAGTTTCAGAATTTATTATTGCGCTGTCGAAAGGGTGCTGCTATAATGTACTCACAAGATTTACCTCGCGGCCCCTTGGATTTTGGAGTAAATTGGAAATTAGCATTTGAATTTTTATTTAATTTTATGCCCAGGGGAGAGATTGGTCCTTGGAGTCCATCTATATATGGCCCCAAACCTAGAACAGATGTTCCTGGAATGGTTTCTAGGGATTATCCGTGGCCAAATTTAAGAGGAAGGTGGCGCGATTCTGCTACCGAGCCGCCGTATGATTTTCCTCGATTTACTATTGTACAATTTGAAGAATTTGTGAAAATATTTTATCCGTTTTATAAAATTCTTTTTCCGGGAAATATTCATCATCCACAAGATCAACCACATGGATATCCACATTATATGTACATTCTTAATGATATAACGGGTCTAGATGGTGGACCATCGCCAGGTATTGTGATGACCTTATTACAAAGTATGCATAATGATTTATCAAGACTTGAGATTCCATATTCGGTCTGGATTACATTAATTGCTGCCGGTGTTAATGCATCTTTTGCCGAGAGATGGATTAATATGTGGGTTAGAGGAAAATATATAAATCCATATTCGGGAAAACAATTTCATATGCAAATTCCTTTACCAGGACCCAACGCACTTCAAGATAGTAAAAGTTTGTATAGTGTATTTACATATAATCAAATAATGAAAGCCCTTGATGTGTTTACTGTTGAGCAATTAATTTATATTATTAATATATAATGTCTATTACATTATTGAGAAAATTAAGGTATATACATTTTATTGATCCATATTATACACCATTAGACGTAAAAATATTTAGACATTTTACTAGTAAACAAATTGAATATTTAAAATTACAAAATATACTACTTTATTTCATTATGGTTGTGAAAACCAGATATTTTTTTTATCGGGTACAACATCAAACATTAAAAAATAAAAGTAAAGCGGAATTAATTGAATATTTTTTGGAAAAAAATTTGGAATTTAAAAAATTATTGGTAAAATTTCGAGTATATGAAAAAATAATTAATGATCCTATTATTTATCGAAAAGCTTATTTTCAAATAATAAGAGCATTGTTTCTATTTACAAATGAGCAATTAATTTTTATGATTGAAGCTTAAATTTAAAAATAGTGTATTAATAAATGAAAAATAAATTACAATTTGGTACTTTATCAGGTTTTTCAAAATTCTTACTACATCATTACGGTAATAAAATTACTACTACAGTAGAAAATCTTAAGCAATTGTCACTGCAAATACGGCAGTATAAAGAAACCAATCCACTGGTACACAGATATATTTTGGGATATAATATTCAAGATGCTCCTCTCCCAGCAGATTTTCTAAACATACAACGCCAATTTAAGCTTGACTTTATAAAATTACGTCACGATATAGACAAAGCTAATGCACTTTTACTGTCTGATGTAAAGTTATCGGCATATGCTAAAAATCAATTAAACATAATAATAACTAAGGCGGAAGAATACAGACTAGAATTGGGAGAACAGAAAAATAAACAAGAGAGCCATAGAGACCTCGCACGAACGATGCAAACCTACCGAGATTTTGGTGAAGCAATAAGATTGACCAATATACGAGATGGTGGACGCGATAAAGCAGTCACACTCATTAGACATACTTATCAAAAAAAATGTTTACCACAAAATTTGAATAAATTATCAAAATCTAATTTAATTAGGTGTCTTTTAAGACAATATCCAACATTTTGGAAGTTAATGGATATTTGTGAAATAAATATAAACAAATTTTTTATTGTAGATTTACCAGATGGACCATTAAGTTTTGGAATTAATTGGCAAGTTGTATTATCGATATTATTTAATTTTATGCCGAGTGGAATACTTGGTCCTTGGTCGCCACCATTGAGTGTTCCCGGGTCGCGCGAGGTAAACTTGGATAATCCACCACAGCTTAGACGTGCACCCCATCCACGCGATTCACAGTGGCCCAATATTACTAGTGGTAGTGACATTCCAGATTTGTACGCTGGACATGACTTACCCTTATATTTCGCAGATAATATATGTCTACAAATAATTAATGTATTATTTCCTTACTACAGATATATAATACCTGGCCATGTAGGTGGAGGACCCGCAGATCCTAGAAATAATGGATATGCATATATTTCTTACCTAATCGGGAGAGGGACATACCCGTTACATCTCCGTCAAATACTATATTTAATTGTTCAGGAGCTTTCAAGTTTACCAGATGCTACTCCATGTCCACCACAAGTACTTCAGGGTTTAACACCAATAGAGCATAATTCAAGAATGGTACAGTTTCGAATGTGGAGAAACAGATGGATAATAGGAGCATGGCACAATGTCGTTTCAAATACAAATTATATAATGCGCAATCCCGTCAATGGACAAAATTTACCAACAGCATATGAAAGAATATTTTATTATGCATATTTTACGCCAGTTGAAATAGTAGGTGTCTTAAAAGTATTAACCAAATGGCAATTAGGTTACTTAATCACTGTGTAAAAAATATTAATGCACAATTAGTTTGGATGATAAATGTATAATTAACTGATTTAAAAGGAGAATATATATATTATATAATGAATGATCAAATTAAAACTCTTCTTGAACTTCCCCAGTACGTTCAGCGCTCACCTGAATGGTTTGAACAGCGAAAAGATAAATTAACTTCGAGTGATGCGGCAACAGTATTGGGAATAAATCCTTATCAGAAAGCTCAAGAAGTTCTTTTTAAAAAATGTGGGAGAGACCTGAAGCCTTTCGTTGGAAATGTGGCGACGTTACATGGTCAAAAATACGAAGATGAAGCAATAGAAAAATATTGTAGGATTATGGGGATGACCAATTTTAATTTTGGATTACTTTGTCATAGAGATATACATAAAAATGAGGATTATTATTGGCTTGCTGGATCGCCTGACGGTATAGTTCAGGATACTACAGACTCTACATTAGAACCAGTTCTTTTAGAGATTAAATGTCCATACAGAAGAAAAATAATTATGGGAGAAATACCTAAATATTATTATCCTCAAGTTCAGCTCAATCTATTTATATGTAATTTAAATACTGCCGATTTTGTTGAATATTCACCACCAAATATATTAAATATAGTCAGGATTAAAAAAGATGATATTTGGTTGAAGACTAATTTAAAAAAATTGGGAGATTTTTGGAAAGAGATAGAATACTATAGAGAAAAAGGTATAGATACTCATCCATTTTTAAGCCAAAAAAAAATACTTGATTTTACAAATATTGAAAGTGAAGATGAATACTTAACATATGCTTTTAGAGAATAAAGTCTTTGTATTCTATCAAAGTCTTTGTATTTTATCAAAGACTTAAAGCTTCTTTTTATAAATAACTAAATGGGCATTAGAGGCCTAAATACAATTATTAAAAGATTTTCGAAGGATTGTATCAGTGAAAATCCTATTGAAAAATATAAAGGAAAGACAATGGCTATTGATTGTAGTATTCTTCTCTATAAATATAGATATGCGGCAAGCAACACAGAATATAGTCATTTAATTGGATTTTTAAATAGGGTCAAATTTTATTTTCAGAATGAAATAACTCCTATATTTATATTTGATGGTATTCAACCTGCGGCTAAAAAAAATACACTTATGAAGAGGCAATCAAATAAAAAAAAAATATATGATAAAATTGATACTCTGAAAAAAATAAGTCCAAAAACGGATAAAGAACATCGAGAAATAAATGATGAAATTAATAGACTTTCTTCGCAGCTTATTTATATTAAAAAAATTCATATTGACGATTGTAAAGAGTTGTTGACTTTATTGGGAGTTCCACATATAACTGCTCCAGATGAGGCAGAAAAATATTGTTCTTTTCTTCAAATGAAGGGTTTAGTTGATTATACAGTATCTGATGATACAGATTGTTTAACATTTGGATGTAATAATATTTTAAAGACAACTATTCAGGGAAAGCTGATTGAGTCTAATTTGGAAAAATTATTGGAAAATATCGATATGACTCGGGAACAATTTATAGATTTTTGTATTTTAAGTGGATGTGATTATTGTCCCTTAATAAAAAGTATAGGACCGTTGACTGCTTATAATCTAATTACTAAATATAAAAA